GCTGACAACTTCAGCAACGTCGAGTTTAGCGGCAGCTTCCTCTTCAGTCAACTGCCCAGTCTCGACCATGAAGTCGATCTGCTCCTGCTTCCTCTGCGCATCGATCTTATCGTTGATACTGTCGATAGTTTCGTCGCGAGGACGAGTGGGAGCAACGTCATCATCCTTAGGTTCTGCAGGCGTGTCAACTGTACCCTGCGGGGCTGTTCCTGGATTTATACCCTGTGGGGTATCGTCATCGATTGGACGGGGCTGGACTTCATCTTGCTGTCCGCCGTCATTGTCTACGGTAGGAGTATTCATTCTCTGTATTCCTCAAGTTGGGTTAGTGCTTGGTCCCCTTCGGTAATTATATCCGCGCACCAGCTAATAAAATGGCTCGCGTGCGCCGACTTCTCGCGTACCTTTGCGAGTTTGCGACGTGTAAATGGGGTCCATGGATGGATGTCCAGCGCCTCTTCCCTGGCCTCATCGGCTAGTTCTTTAGCGCGTCCGTGCAGGTAACGACCAATGGGACTCCTAAGAAAACTTCGCGCCTGCTCGCCCAGTTGGGCCTTCGCGAAAAAGAGTCTCTCCCGTTGATCGACAAATTCGACCGAGTTGATGATCTCAGAATCTTGTAGATTCTGTTTAGTTGTCATGAGCGCCTCCGCTACTCGTCTTCGTCTGTTACGATTTCTTCTTCATCTTCAGGTTCAGGTTCACGTCTCTCACACCCGAATAGGGAAACCCAGTCCTTTATCAGGTCGACTCGCCCCACCAGTACAGCGTACTGATTACTTACGGTGTGGGCCTCTCCCTCGACTATGCACGCTTCTAGTCCGCTGCGTATATATCCATCAGTCTGATGCTCGCCCACCTCGTGCTGCAAGTAGTGAACCATCTCATGGATCAAGACCAGCATAGATTCAGACTTTGTAAAATCTGACCAATCCGGGTCGATATAGATGCTGCGATCTCCGAGAGACGCACCCCGGGCATTGTGACCCGCGATTTGAATCACATGGATCCACGGCGGCTTAACGCCATGACAATCGTATCTAGATAGCTCGCACGCGTACTCCCAGGCGATAGCTTCTGGGGTGGGCGGCGGTATAAAGACAAGCGCAGACATGAGTGCTATTGCAGTTACAGCTGCTGACGCAACGCCCACAACGAGCATCTTAAGCGTCTCTAGCTTCACGACTACCTTAGATTTCTTGACGCCCACTACCTACCACCTGTCCGTTAGCTTCGATCTCATATTCCTCGATTATGGCCTGCCGGGTACGTGATCCGGGCTTCTCCCTGACCTCGTGTAGAATCGGGTTGCCACCTGGGTTCACCTCGATCAGGTAGAACGTCAGCGTGGATATCGATACGCCCTGTGCAACGCGCTGAGAATCTCTGATGATGTCGAGTCCAAACTCGCCATCACCAAGGTCTTGTACTCGTAAGAATCTATCGGACATTAGGTACCTCCACCAGCAGCTCGTTTCTGACCAATTTCCTCGGACTTCTGCGCCGCCGCCAAAGCTGCAGTGTCCCTCTGGGTTTTATCCCGCCTCGTCTCCGACTCCCGGTTAGCACGAATTCGATTACCTTCAATGCCCAGCTTCGCATAGACATCTTGCAGCTTAATTTCTTTATCCAGGGCCAGTTTCGCATAGCCCAGCTCCAGTATGTCGTCAAGTTTCTGCAGCTCGCGAGTATTGCGCAACTGGTTGTCCTCTTCTCGGATGCGCAGTTCGTCTTGCTTCAACGCGATCTCCGGATCCGGCTTCGGCGGATTCTCTTCCTGATCCTTGGCGAACTCCTCGTCGTCCATATAGAAACGCGAGGCATCTCGATAACCGAGACTCCCGAAGATCTCATCCGTGACCGCGGTCGACTTGAGTCGCCCCATCATCCCCGGCAGCGAGGCTGTCTCTTTCAGGCCCATGACTAGACGCTCGACGCGCCGTACAGGATCCGTGTTGCCCATGCCGACGTTGATCCGCACGAACAGATTCTGCTTCAGCATCGAGTCCGTTATCTCGTTGAGACCGAACCGGATGAACAGATCCTGTTGAGACGCGGCTAAGGCCAGGACGACCTCGTCGGTCTCGTAGTGCTGTATCAGCCTCACGAGCTGTCTAAGCACCGGCTGCATCCAGGTCTCCATGAAGATCCGGATCGAATAGTCGCTGACCGCGTTGGCGCTCTGGCCCATCATGGCCATCCCGCCCACAGTCTCATTGAGACTTCGATTCGACATGACTGAGCCCTGCGACATATTGCCAACCAGCTCGTCGAACTCGACGCTTAACCGATCATGCTCTTGGTAAGAGCTGCCGGTGACATCGGGTGTGTCGAGCACCTTCACGTCTTTCTCGGGGTCATTCATCATGACGCCGCCGCCCGGGACATTCCGGACCAAGGCATCCAGATCCACCTGGGATCCGCGCCTGATGTGGTAACGCTTGTTCAGTACCAGCTTGACATTGTCCATACGCTGGTTCGCGATAGAGTTGATCTCTTTCTGCAGACCGGCGCTCTGCTCGACATCGCCAGCCGGATAGTTCCGATGGGTCTCGATGGTCGAGAAACCCACGACGAAGGGTCGTTCGCCCTCATCCAGTTCCGGATAAAGATCCCGTAACGGGATCGCGTCTGTCAACAGGATCTCGGTTCCCATCGTCCAGTAGACGATGTCTTCTCCGTTGATCCTGATTATATTCATGTGGGCCCACACCGTGGTGAAGGAGTTGCCGTGCTGTTCATCAGCCGGGTCAATCCTCTCGCGCCCCTCTCGCGCCTGTCGTGTGCGGTCGTAGTCTTGGCGCCGGGTACCGAGTATCGCGCCCAGCGTATGTGTCTTCCATGTGGGATGGTTGGTCTTGGGGTCGACCTTTTCCATCATCTCGAGCGCTTCGCCCGCGTACATGGGCATCATGTATACGAGAAAGGGGCTACTCCCTACGGGGTCTCTCCAATCACACATCGGATCGAAGCGGAAATTTTCTGGGGCGATGTTGTCAATCTGTAGCTTGTCTCTTCGAATGCGGGTGCGCTCTTCGCCCATGGGCACGCGCTCGCCGTCATCGCCTTCACCGAATATGAGTTGCCCGGCCTCGTCGAGCGCCGGCACGATGTCTGTGTCCTCGTGATAGTCCCAGTACTGATGCGTGATACAGAGACCGTAGTTCTTGGTGTCCTGGTAGGCTCCCTGGACAGTCTGGAACCAGGGTATCTGATGCTCTAGCCGCCACTCCAGAATGTACTTATTGATCGGCGCAGCCAGGCGCTGCATATCATCCTTCGGATTCTGAGGTTGAATATCCACGACCTCTTGGGTCGAAAAGACGGCGGTGGCCAGGGATGACTCTTGCGTCTTAAGGTTGGATCGGGTCTTGGGTCTGAAGAGCCTGGATCGCTTGAAACCAAGGCGTCTATAGACGGTGTCTGGAGCGTGCTGACTGTGAAAATGGGCAAGGTTGGTTTCCCATTGGTTGGTGATATTGGCGTCTAGATAGTCCGTAGACGACGTATAGATCTCGTGAGCCCGCTGAATAAGCCAGGACTCACGGTCTTTGATTGACTTGATTTGCCCCTCTTCCGAATCCTTCGCAGAGTCTCCGACGCCCGCTTGTCGAGAAGGAGGATCCTCTCCAGGTGCGATGTCTGCGGAGCTGCGGTCGTACGGCTTGCGCACCCCCGCGGTAGCAGGTCGCTTGCCCTGTGCCTGTGCCGAGTCATCACCGCTGCCGCCTTCTGTGCGATCATACGGCCCGCCAACGCTTCCATTGGGGTCTTCGGCTGTTACCGAATTCGCCGATTGGTAATCGATATCGTCGCCAGGTCTATTTTGCTGTCCGCGTGTTGCCACTTAAATGGGTTCCGGTTCCGAGCTATCGGTAACAACTTCGTCTAGGAAGTTTCGATCAAGAGCCTCAAGGGTGTCTTCATCGAAACGTCTAGCGCGAGTCACGCCGTGCCGTTCCAGGATTTCACCAGCTGCTTTCACAGCTCGCGTCTCCAAGTCATGAATGGTGCCGTCACCGAAGTACATATAATAGCCCTTCTTGATAGACACCGAGGGGCACAGTATAACGAGATACTGAGCCTGTATGTCAACCTTGACTGCCCATTGGCGATTCGGATATTTCGTTCCCAGCTTTGTGCCGACCGCTTTCGCGATCCACATTTCTAATTTAGCCCGCCGCTCATAGCCTGAATCGTTGTCGCTGTAAGTGATCTTATTGTAATCCGCAGTGACGTCGCGGCCATGCTTGCCGTCTTCGATGACAACGAGTCCGGACGATTTGCGCTCATGACGAGCGTTGCCCGGGCCGGCGCCGCGGAGCGCCTTCGCTACATTTCGGTCTATGTCGATCATCCGTACTCCGGTTCAAATGAATCATCAGGTTCGAACCACTGCTTCTTCATGTCACCCAAGATCTCAGAGAAAGTGAATGCAATCGCGTCCCCCTCGTCGGGACTCAACCCCTCGCGCTTCTTCATGTCCTTTTTCTTTTCCAGCTGAATGGTCTCGCCGGCTTTCTGCCGGGTGTCGCTGAAGCCATACTGGATACCAATCAGGCCCTTGCGCAAGTCCTGGTCGTAGGCGCCGTTATACGTCATCGGCATGTCGGCCACCGGTAGCCACTGCTTCATCCGGTCCCACATCTCGATCCGCTTATTGAAATACAGCTCTTCATCCAGAGGCTTGACCCCTGCGTTGACCTCGATGATCTCGTAGCCTAGTTGACGAAGCCGGTCGACGACGCCGCCGCCAACTCCCACTCCATCGACAAAGGTAAGTCCTGGGTGGAATTCCTTAATAGCTCGACCCACTTCAACCGCGAGCTGCATGGTATTGAGTTCCACGAACTTCCGCAGCTCAAGGAGCTTCCGACCCTGTCGAATGGCGATAACGGACTTGTCATCCCCGTATCGTGCCACGTCGACGCCGAGGATTACAGGCATGTGGATGTAAGCCTCCAGCTCGATTTCCCGGGCCATGGCCATATCGACCAAGTCGGTCGGAATGAACTGCATGTTGCCGGCCCTGGGAAAGACACCCCGAACTCGTACCCGGATGAAGTCAGAGTCCTCACCGTAGGCTTCTACCCACTGCTGGATCTCTTTCTTGTTGGTCATCTTACAGGTGCGCGAGTCGATCTGCCGATGGTTCCATCTGTGCCCATCGGTGGTAAAGCAGTTGACGAATCGTCCAGTGTTACGGGTCGGGTTTCCATATACGAACCACATGGCCCGCGGCGTCGTCATCGCGCCTTCGGATACCTCCCAGATCTTATCCGGGATACCGCTTGCCTCGTCGTATATAACCAAGACGTGTTTTGCGTGAAGGCCAGCAAAGGCTTCCGAGTTCTGCTCCGTATTTGGCACAGCGGCAACGAACCAAGTCTCTGGGTGCTCCAGATGAAAGAACTTGGTGGCTGTCCACTTGAACCAGTGGGCATTTATGGACATCTTGTGCCAGTACGCCAGCTCTCTCCAGGTCTTCGTATTCAGCTGCGTCGTCGTATTCGCTGTCACTACGCCGTTCAGATGGGGCCGGGTACTCATCGCCCACAGTATCAGCCATGCTACCTCCGTCGATTTCCCGATACCGTGACCTGAAGCCGTGGCATCGCGGATGGTGGCCTCCGGATCATCCCGAAAGCGTTGGCCTACATAGTCCAGCTGCTCAGCCTGCCATTTATCCGGACCATCGAAGTCTTCGAGCAGTGTACCCTTCTTCCCCCACGGAAAGGAGTATAGGACGTACGCAAGTGGGTCATCATAAAAGTCCCCCATGTCGTCGAGCAGAGCCTGCTCGAACTGGCCGCGGGACATAGGTACGGCGCTACTCTGCACTCGAGTCCACTGTTACCCCGCGCTGTTTGAACAGGGCCTCCTTACGCCGCCGGGCCTCTTCCAGTTGGCCGGCGTGGTCGATTGTCATGTTCACATCGATGTCTTGTTTCACGCGATCCCCGAATCGCTTGTGATGCAGCTTCGACATCACCCAGCGCCGGGTGTCGACGCGCAGTCGATCCCGCTGTATGGCTTCGTGGTTGACCTTGACATGCCCGGATTCCGACACGATTACGTCTTGGCCCGAGTTATCGGATATCTCGATGATCATGTCGGCCATCCCCTCCATCTGGAGGACGCGAGCCTCTTCATACAGCTCTCCGATCACGTCATCTTTGAAGACCAGCTTCATGAAGCTATCGTAGTTACAGCCGTGGCTCTCTACGATCTTCTGCATCGTCTTGGGTTGGGCACCGGTATTCGTGGCCAGCTCGATTAGCATGTCCTCGACGACCGCCATGTCCCAGTGGATCCGCAGCGCAGTGATCTTGGCGTCTTCGTACTCCTGACGCAGATCTTCCTTGGTACGAATGAGCCCCTCGAGCGCGACACGCGAAATCTTCGTAGCCTTCAAGGAGTCGGGAACAGAGTGATTGGTGGCCACTAGGCCGATGAACTTAGCCCAGCCTTTCTCGGTGACCTCGGCGGACGCGACCTTCTTGGTCATTATCTTTTTTGGATTGCGCACACGCGCACCTTTCTTTGACTCGGGCTCCGCGACAGCCGGCAATGTGGTGCCCATGTTTACAGGCCTGCGAACGGATTATGCTTGGGCTTTTCATGCACTGTTCGATGGCTGAATTTGTAAACAGGATAGGCTCGTTCGCGCCCGTCGAGCGCAAACACAAGACCCCGCACGCTGATATGCTTCGTGGTCGGCTTTCTTGTAGGGATTGGGCCCGCTACCGCCATGTCTCGTCACCTCTCAATAATAGCGCCGCTGGTCCGGGCGGAGCCTCGGGACTGGGAAAACTGCGGGCCACCTTCAGAGAAGGCAGCCGCGCAGGACTCACCGATATGCCAGAGAGACAGGAGAATACCCTCTCCGACAACTCAGTATGTACAGGAGTCAGGGTATGAGTCAAGCCTTCTTCTTTACGACGCAGTACTGCGCCACCATATTACCGATCAGCCAACCACCCAACACCCAGATCGAGTCTCCCGACTTCGACCACAGTGTTAGCGTTACCAGACTCGACGTGATGATGATGACGCCATCCCACAGCGCCGCCTGCAAAGGCTGCCTCTTGTTGACGGCTATCGCCCATGAACCCCAGGCCCACGCGCTCGGAAGGCCTGCGACGAATGCGAAGGCCATATAGCCCCACGGGATTGTCACGTAAGCATCTCATGCTCAGAAACCATTGTAGTCGTCCCTCATCCGAAGGAACTCCCGCCGCTCATGCGAGCCAGCCCCAGACGAAGTGCGCCGTCAAGCCGGTCATTGTCGCCAGCAGTGTTATGCGTTTCTTATTCCAGCCCTCCGCTCGGGTGGCATCGAACCACCGGATAACGTGGGCGGTGAGTGTATCGCCGCGTTGCTTGTTCAAGACAGCCGCGCCCTCGATGGCGACGAACGCCAACAGCCATACGACCCAAAGATTCTCAAAGTCCATTAGCTGCTACTCCCTGCGCCTCGATGACGCTCAGTCTCAAATCGTTTCTGTTGCCGCTTATGCTCACGCCTGACGTACTCCATCAGGAGCCCGCCATAGCTTCCCAGCGCTCGAAAGTCAGCCGGATGAGGTAGCGTCTTAGCTGGATGATTCCGAGACTTCTTGCCTCCGCCAGAAGCCCCTTTCTTCGCCACTATCCGACCTCGATAACCGCTTCCACGT